ATGCTGCCTGCTAAGATTCATTACGACCACACCACCAACACTGACACTGTGCGGATACTCCGCAAAGCCATGCGCAAGCACATTCCACATGGGGTGAAGATGGTTGCGTTGGGGTTCAAGACGAAAGACGCCCCCGCCACTGCGAAGAACCCAAACTCTGCCATTGCAGCACATCAGTCATTGGATGTGATCGGGATTGAAAGGATTGAAGCGGCTATCGGCGATGGGTTGCCATTGGCATTTCTTGCTAAGGAGCTGCGCATGACCGAGGGGCAGTTCCAATCGTGGATGTTCAGCGACAGGGAGCGTGCACAACGCCTTGCGCGGATGGTCAACGGGCGCAACTACATGAAGGCTATGCAGCTCCGCTCTGATGTTCTGGATTATGGCGGTGCGCTGTCTGATATGGATTTGCGCAGGATCAAGTTGCAGATGCAGGTTGCGAAGGATGTGGAAGCTGCGGTGATTCCGCCAGAACGGACAGAGAAGGACGATGATGGTGTGCGGATAACATTTGACTTCGGGTCAATCTTTGGGATGGGTGGCGCGGCTACCTTAGAACCACCGCCACCCATGAAGGTGATTAATCCGATGTGATTATAGGGAGATCAGGAACGATCTTTGAGCACCACCCCCCTCGTTAACTACTTCAACTGCAATATGTGTTAACGGCATATTCAGTTCGGACTGGCTAAGTCCTGGCGGGGTATCAAGTACCTCCTGCTTAAGTTCAGTGAAAGTAGTAGCCCCACTCCGGTATCCTCTGCACGCACGGAAGTAGTCCTCTTGACCGGCTATGTAATAAGTAACGTTTACTGTCAGCATTGTCTTAGTCCTCTATTCTAAAAATTAAAGTGACCGGACGGGTTGCGCTTCATTGAGAGGCGTGTCCGGTGTTATGGAATTAACGACCCATTAAAACACCTAAATTACGCCCAACTTCTGGGACGCTCAGGCTGCGCAGGTAGTAATACGGCATGTGAGCACTTGTCCACCCCCCGTACTTAGTGATCTGACCTATGTCAACACCTGCGCGAAATGCGTCCTGCACGAAACCGATTCGTGCTCCGTGGCTGGATGCGTCAACATCAAACTGTCGAAGGAACGCACGCACAACAGCTTTCAGTGAACCTTCGGTGAATGCTTCACCATTCTCCCGGCTGATAAGGTACTTACTCTCACAGCCGTGCATCTTTTGATAGCGAATCCAGTATCCGTAAGTGGTTCTGTTCAGCATACGCCACATACCAACGCCGCCCTGATCCGTCTTGCTGCGAGCAATCAGGACATCAGCAGTCCCGTCATCGTGGATACGTGTCTGGTGCCGAGTCAGCAGGCGTACTTCATCAATCCGTCCACCAATGCTGTGCTGCATCATCAGGATCAGCATTGGCAGCATCTCAGAACGCTTTGCTGTGTTCACCTTAGTCATCAGATAATCCAAAATCTCAGCAGTGATTGGGTTGCTCTGCTTTGGCGGCTTTACCATGCCAGTATTCAAAGCAGCCTTGGCTCTGCGCTTCACCCGTGCTGGAATGTCAAATTCCATACCGCACATGCGATGAATCCACTTCAATGACAACACCCATTTTTGCAGTGTCTCCTTAGATGTCGTTTGGTTTGCAGCGTAGATGACAAAAGCCTCTGCTTGTTCATCTGAACACGGTACCGCTGCATGGCAACAACCCTTGCACCAGTCGAGGTACTTCAGTGCCATCTTCTGGTTCTCGCGAACCGTTGATTCCAACACATCCCCTATCTGGTACGCATCAATGATGTTAGCACGCACTAGGTCTTGCAGCTCATGCGACATTACGTGTACGGGTTGTGGCAGGATGATGATCTGCTCTTTGGTCTTAACGTTCTTGCGACGAATTGTCCGCATCTTGGTATTACACTTAGCCATTGGACTCCCCCTCAAATCCACCTTCAAGAATATCATAAGTATTCCTTAGCACTTCATCCGCATGGGCGATAGTGGCACATACCAAGCAAGCAACTGCGTCTCGAATGATTCGGTCTTGCTCTACTATTGCAGTGACTATTGCAGTGACCATTGCCTTAAACAATGCAGACCCAGTTATGTCGTTCCAGAATTCCCCGTGACGATGAACTACTAATCTGGATTCATGATCAACAGTCACTACATACTCGAATTGTTTTGTGGACGGCTGACTATCGCAGTCACAGGTGTGCTCTCCATCTGCTACTGCGACACACCACTGCTGTCCACCTCCCGATTCACGGGATAGATATATCTTAGATTCAACCATCTCAGCAGTCCTCACTGTTTAAATTCAATGAAGCAACTATACATACTATTCACTTATTTGTCAAGTTTGTTTTTAATCGCACAATCTCCGTTTTCCAGAACTTCCGTTTTTCGGAAGCGGTTTCCGTTTTTCGGGTACATACTATTAATACCTTACTCTTATTGACCTTACCAAAAATACCACTACTACTGCCCAGCGATGCTGGTCGGCAGCTCGTCGTCGTCGGTTTTTGTTTTTTCGTTTAGCAAAGAGGAGATAGCCTTTTCCGGTAGCACATCCCATCCATGGCAACTTTTTACTTGACCGATATGTAAACATTTCGCTATTATCAAGAAAGATCAACTGAGAGGACTACTCGATGACACTGGCACGCGATTGGATTGACACTGCGCTCAATGCAAAACTGACAAAAAACCAACTGCTCTGCTTCTTAGCAGTGTTTCACCAATCGCTTTGCTATGGAAAATCCAGCGATGCTGTCACCGATAAGCGTTTGAGTGAGATTTCAAAAGTACGCGTTGACCGTCTGCGCCCTGCCATGCACAAGCTGGTTGAGCTTGGGGTTATCGAAGCACAGGAACACGACCGATTTGACGGCGAGTACAGCATACCTGCTGAACTAATCTCGGCTAACAATGGGATTGTATTCTCCCCATCGCTTGCGAAGAAACCTGCGGCACAACCTGCGGCACAACCTGCGGCACAACCTGCGGCACAACCTGCGGCACAACCTGCGGCACAACCTGCGGAACCTGCGGCACAACCTGCGGCACAACCTGCGGCACAACCTGCGGCACAACCTGCGGCACAACCTGCGGCACAACCTGCGGCACAACCTGCTGAATCACTGCAATACCCCGCATCATTTTATCAAGATGACAGGGAACGCGCAGCCACTATTCTTGATGGGCTATCCCCGGATACTGCCAGTGATTGCCTCGCTTTGCTAACGCGAGCCATGCAGCAAGATAAAGTGAAATCCCCGCACGGTTACCTGTACGCACTCGTTGGAAAAGCGCGGGACGGTGTGCTAGATACCGCTCCGCTGAGGAAATCCGCCGAACCTTCACGGGAAAAAACAACGGACAAGGTTGCGCTGATGGAATTGCGTGCGCAGATTATCGGCATAGATTCGATGGCAAAACTGTCGGGTGGAATGGATACCACCACTGCGAGCAAACGGGCTGCACTCATTGCTGAGTACAGCCAGATAGCTGCTCGATTTACCGCTGCTGCTTCAGGTACTGCTGCATCCGTTGCAGCCTAGCCGTGACCGCCTGCTTTGTGCGGAACTTCTGCGGGTCATCACTGTTATCAATCGCCCTGAATGCACGTTTTGTCATGTTCGCAAAGTCGTCTTGTTTCAATGCAGCATCCGGCATCCTGCCCTGCATCAATGCTTTGATCTCGTCTTCCGTCAGCGTCACCCCGCTGTCCGCATGAAGTAAGTCTGCAATCTCAGATACTGACTTACCTTCCCCACGGTGGTATTGGATAGCCAGCAACGCAGGACGTAGCGCCTTCTTCCGCTCATTCAAGTAGCGATCAGCAGCATCCTTCACCGATTCCTCAGACATAGCTGTAGCTTGATCCATCTTGAACCGCAGGTCAGACTTCGCATAGGTCAAACCAGCCTTAGCTTGGGTGCTAGCTTTCTCCGTCAAGATGTCGATGTCCAATGTAGTGGTTCGGAAACCCAACAATGCCAAGGCAGCATCTACGTTGTCGAATGTCTTGCCGGATGCTGCCACCTTTCCGCCGCGAGATTCAGCAATCCAGTTATACCACGCAGCATCCTCGCCTTGATTGGTAGAGTTAGCGACTGCGATGTCTCGCAAGTTATTGACCGCTCCAGGTGCGAGTTTGAAAAACGCATGGCTGAATGCACGGGCAGTCACTTCAGGGTCGTTGAAGATGTCTTCAAACTTTTTACCCTTGCCATAGATCGGAATGCCGTCATCTGAACGACGATTATCAACGATCTCACGGTAGGTACTGTACGTAAGGTCTTCTGAGACGAACGGTGTCAGCAGCTCTTTGCTTGCGCCAAACACACCAGCCCAGATACCGTCTGTATTTCCTTTGTTCCAACCAGCACGGGCTGCTTTCCACAGGTAATCAGAGGGGACAACAGCGGATAGGTTGGTGAACGTCACCTTGCCATCTTCGTTAGCGGTATACAGCCGCGTGGTGTTCTTCGCCCACCCAGCACTCATCGCATCAACCATCTTGTCGTCGTCGTCGTCAACCCCTGCAAGTATCGCATTCATTGCCATTGTAAGTGTGCCGACAACCCCACCTTGAGCCAGTGCGAGACCCAGCATTTTCTTTGCCGCCATCTTGCTATACTGGCTAGCCGCTTTGGTATCCCCTCGCGCTTTCGCCTCAGCAGCCGAGGCTTTGTCCCGCAGTGCATAATCCACAGCGTTTTTGGTTGTCCGCATGACCTCCCAAGGGAATGACACGAATGTGCCTGCCAGTGGGAAGCGGCGGAGCATCTGGATACCACGGGGGATGCGGTCGTAGGATGGCATGGTGTCAACGGTACGCTTCGCTGCTTCCGCTTTAGCCATTGCGGGCGGCATTCCCGCCTTAATCAGATCGTCCATTTCTTTGAAGAAATGAATCATCTTGTAGAAGTCGTCACCGAAACGGTAAAACGCAACCGCACGTGCTTCTATGTGGCGAGCAACCCAACTCTCGCCTTTGAGCTTATCCCGCATGTTATGGGCATCTTCCATCACAGCAACAAGCGCTTCAGACTTCGCCCCATTATGGATAATGCCAAGCTCTGCAAGCTCTGCAAGCACCGTCCTTGCTTGTGGTGTTGACAGCCGTATTCCGCCGTTCAATGGATCAATGACGCTAAACCCAAGATGGGTTGTCCCGTTCTTTAGTACATCGAATACCTCCCCCATTTTCCCGAAAGGGGTGTGTCCTGCTTGCAATAACAGTAAATCACCAGACCATAGGTTACGCATTGCGGTGGTTGGTGAGTAGATCGTCTTCCACTTCTTCACCGTTGAGGTGAGTGCGATGAGCCTGCGGTACTCTGGCGCACCAAGTGGATCCATTGAGTCGAGGACATCCATTGTGTCACGGGTCATATAAACCCCCGCCAGCGCAGACCATGCTTTGTTTGATGGAAACTCTGTAACAAAATCCCCATCAGCTTCCAGCTTGAACAAGCCAAGATTCAGCCCTGCTGAGCGTAGATTCGTCTGGTAGATGTGACTGGCTACAAACTCCGACATTGAGGTGATCGTGTTGGCGTAGTTGAACATGGGGTCTTTGATCTCCCCCAGTAGTTCACGAATCTCAGGCTGATCGTTAAGGCTGCGTTTGCGCAGTATGCTGTGATCCTTAGCTCCCGTTGCAGCAAAGCTCATTGCTCCGTCATACACGCCACCAGTAACCGCATCAAGTAGCTTATTGATGCTAGTAGTCGCTTGGGATTTTGACATGCCTTCGTTGTTACGCATAGTAGCTTCGATAGCTGCGGTGTATGTAGGTGTCGTTTTCACATGAGCCGCCCACTTAGGATCAGAAAACGCTTGGTAGGAGCGTCGCATGTAGCTGCCCATGTTCGCCTTGATCATGTCCGTCTGGCGTTTGAGTGCAGCGATTCTATGCAGGGCAGGTGGCAACTCATCAATGTTCACTTCAGGATCGTATATGTCATCGTAGCGGTCATCGAACGCTTCACGCCCAGCCTCATTCAGCTCATTAATGCGGACAGCCATTTCCATGTGTAGCCTGCTAATGATCGCAGTAGATGCTGTGTCAATGTCACTGCGGTACTTGTAGGCGATAGGATCAGCCGGGGTAGCTGTGCGGATACGCTCATTGATGGCTTCCATCTCATCCTTGCTAAGTTCCTTCGGCTGCTTGCCGTACTCGGACTTTATCCACCATGCCATCTTCGCCAGATTGTCTTCAGTAAACAGATGCGTAGCAGACTTGTCCCACGTCAGCTTGCGCTTGATGTCGGTAAGCTCCCGTGCATCCTGCTTAACTTGCCGAGCTTCAGCGTTGCCGAACAGCAAGTCACGGAGTTCTTTCGGCTTAGCACGGGATACCCAACCAATGTCAACTCCATGCACAACCGCTAAGGCTTGTGCCATGCCGTGATCCGTGCGTAAGTTGTTGTTAAACCATTTCTTCGCATCTGCGAACCGAAAGCCGATGTTTTGCAATGCGTTGTTGAAGGTAGTGTTGATGCCGTTACGCGTCATCCCACTGCGAATCTTGTTCAAGTCCGCGCCATGCTGCCGATTACGCCACCGCGCAGCAAGCTCCGCATCCAGCGCTTCCTCGGATGACTGCTGTTCGTCACGAATGTGCAGACGGATAGGAGTAGTATCGACAACTGGCGGCTTGTCACGAGCGGCTTTACCCGCCTTGCCTGCTTTGCGTGCGCGTGCAGCGATGTACATCAGGTCACTGTCGGTGACGTTGTGCAGTGCGCGGGTATTGAGCTTACGGATTTGATTACGTACAAAACCAATGACCCGTTGCAGTGCGCGTTTCACCCGAACAGGTAACGATGGCTGATGTGCTGCAAGGTGGGCGATGACTTCATCCATCAGGGTGAGATCGTCCATCGTGCGGTATGTGGAGTCCAGCTTCACGACGGTGCGCTGCAAGAACTTCTCAATACCGGCACGCCCACCGATGGCATCGAACAGCGCTTTGGTGCGCTCGTTGTACTGCTTACCGAACAGGTTCTGAATGCCGAGGTGAGACAGTTCTTCGATGGCCACAGCCTCAGCTTCTGCAATGGACTGCATGTTAGCCGTATCAATGTAGATTTTACCACCACGCACCATGCCGAGAACCCGCTTACCTTCTATGGTGGGCGCATCCGCAGGCATAGGTTCAAATGGTGTGTCGCCCAAGATGCGCTGCACAGCCCCCTCAGCTTTGGCTTGTGGGATAGCTGTCTCTGAGGTGCTGCTCAGATTCAATCGGTGTCCTACCGTAGCATCAGCGATGTAAGCATCTGTAAGGGTCTTTAGCACACCCGACCGGCGTAACTCACCCATGTGCTTTGCGATGAAAGCAGTTTCGCTGCCTTTGCCATCATAGCTATCTCGGAAGAAATCACGCAGTGAAGTCTGAATAGCTGCTGCTGTCTTCGGTTTACCACCACCGAACACTTCATACACAGCAGACTCTGACAGGTGTGACAGAGGCGGTTCCGCTTCCCATACTGCCATGTCGATGGCGGATGATGTAGGTGTTATGGGTTCTTTGGTTAGTTGCCCATCCTCAGCTTCTTTCAGCGAGGATTGAGCTGATCCTGCATCGCGAAGTTCCGCAGTGTTTGTTTCAGCAGGTTGCGGTTGTGCCGCAGCATCCACAGCATTCGTTTTTCCATCTACGTTGCCCGCTTGCGCATTGCCAGCCGCATTAGTCGCCAGTTCACCCTGCGCAGATTCAGGCTGTTGCACCACCTCTTGTTGGCTATCAGGAATATTAGTTGTCGTTTTCTGTAGGTCGCTGCTTTCATTAGGTACATCCTGTTGTATTGCGGTATCCGTAATGTGGGCATCGAGTGTTGGGGGCGCTAGTTGTGCAGCCGTAGGCGGTTTGCGCTCTGGTTGTGTTACCGCATCGACGATTTGCTGCTGCCGTTTGCTGAGTTGTCTGCCGTCTTTCAATGCTCGCAGTGCAGCGTTAGTCTGCTGCTGTGTAGGCTGTCTAGCTCTTAGCTTGCCGCCGATGGCGTAGAGCTTTGGGGCTGGGACAAATGGGTCTGAACGGCTTTGAGTCTGCGCTGAATCTCCTGCGGCGTAACTCCCGCTTTCTGTAACGCCAGCACGTATTGCTGGATCGGACTCAATGGCGTGGATGGATTCCCATTGTTTTCTGGCATCATGTGCTTGCTCCAATTCGTAAGCTATTTTGTGCGACTCAATCCCAGCGACCACTTCAGGATTGCGGAACGTTACTTCTTTACCCGCTGCATCCCGTGCGGTGATAGATTGCGTCACCCCGTTCTCATCAGAAGTAGCGGTGACGTAAGTGTACTGCTTGCCTCGCAGACTGATAAGGTTCTGCGACCAATCAGTGATAGGCGTTGATGCGGCTTTCTCAGCAGCCGCTTGGTTGCGTGCAGCGGCAATGTCGGGGGTGGCAGCGCTGATCTTCTTAATGCCAAGTTCCTGCGCACTTCTGCCAGACAACCCAGACTCTACCAATGTGTCACCGACAAACACACCTGTGTCTGTTTTGGTGAGCTTACCCGTAACACTACCATACGCAACCTGCTGCCCGATGTAGGCATCGACTGGGATAGGAACATCTTCGTATGGAGTTAGGGGCTTTGCACCAGCGAACGCGTCTGGTAACTTCGCCGGTTCTGGCGCAGCCTCAGCGGTTTCCGGTGTTTGTTGCGCAAGTTCAGGCGGGTTATCCACAGCAGGCGGTGCTGCTGGTGGCAGCGTGCTGAGCGTCGGTGTGCCCAATGCTGACTGACTGCTAGAAGGTACCGCTACCGGGTTCATCCCCAGCACATCAGCCTGACTGCGGACTCGCGCATCCCCTCTCCCATTTACTAGATACACGTCATCCGGGTGCGCGAGTGCTGTGCGAGGCAATGCAAGCTGCGACTGGCCCACTCCTCCGACTGCAAAAGCCCAGGCTTGTTCGGGGGACATCCCCTTCGACAGACTGTCAGCATACATCTTGCGTGCAGCAAGCAGCGCCTGCGCGGATTGCCCTGCTGTGACACTGGCTTTGTTCCCCCCGCGATCTCCGTAGTGGCTCCGACCAGTGTCAGGGTCAGCAATACTTGCCCACTCACCAGCAAGAGCGTCTTGCGCTGCATGTAGATCACTGTGCTTGCCTTCGATAAAGTCGCGCATCTTTGGCTGCTTTGCACGCGTCAAGTACTGTTGATAGATGCGCTCCTGCAATTCAGGCGTAACCCGTTCATTCGGATCAATCCCAAGCGCTGCAAATGCCCCACCTTTCCCATCAACCTTGTCGCCAAACATGGTGGTCGGGATGATCTGGTATTTACCAAAAGCCAAGATACGATTAGGATCACCAACTGGAAGCCGCTGTCTACGTTGCAGCTCAGCTACTGTCATCTGCGAGAAATCAATCTGCACACCATTGGCATCCCCGGCTACACCACGGTTGAAGCTGCCATACCCGCCTTCCCCGCTTGAGATCAATGCAGACAAACCACTACCTTTTGTCCGCCCAGCAATCTCTGTTTGCAGCCCTTCCATCTGTTGAAGCGCAGCACGCTGGTTGCCAAGTTTCGCTAATTCTTTTTGCTTGGCAACAATTGCTTTTGCTGCGTCTTTAGCCTGCTGTGTCTCCCCAAGACCAAGCTGTTGGTCAGTAGCTTGCTGTTCTTGAAGTGCCACGATTTCAGATTCGAGCTTGTCTTGAGTAGCAGCCCCTGTGCGTATTGCAGGCGTCCTAGCCATAAGCGCGTTCAGCGTGGCGACATCTCTAGCCGCCTGATCTGCATCAGATGACGCAGCATCAGCCTTAGCTTGTTGAGTCGCTTTACGTGCTGTGTCAAATGGGTCAGTTGATGGGGGCTGCGGTTGTTCTGTGTCTTGAGTGGCTGTGCTTGCCGGTGTAGGTGGCGCGTTTGGATTGGCATCAGTTGTTGCGCCCCCGCGTCCGGGGAGAATCGCAGCCATGAATGTACCAGCAATACCACCACCAGCAGCGGCTTCGTCAGTATTCTGCAAAGTTGATCGTGTAGGATCATAGCCTACAATGTTACTGGCAATAATATTTTGCCCAGCGGTCTGCGCGGCTTCTGTTCCTGCTTCCCATGTAGCAGACTTACCAATATGCGTGAGTGTCTTCTCAATCCCACCAGCGGCTTGCCGTGCTACGCCCCCAACATGCAGCGCATCTAGGGATGCCAGTGAGGCATTTAACAGCGTTGTGTCAGCCAAGGCTTTTTCATCGACAACCTTACCTTGCGCAGCCATTGTGCGTCGGTAGTCTGTCGCCCCTTCATTAGCAAGCTGCGCGGCTGACTGTGTTACTGCCATGCCAGTTGCAGCCGCTCGCCCAAGCCCTGCAAGTCCAGCGCCTGCGGCTGTCAGCAACGTACCTGATGCAGAGCCAATTGACGAACCAACAAGATTTGGTTGTGTCCCTTCAGGGATAGCAGTTGCGGCTTTAATCGGGTCGCCGACCGCGTGGAACATTGTCTCCCCCGACTTACCATACTTATCAGGGTCAAGCAGTCGGAGGCTGCTGATCTGCTCAGGTGTGTATATTTTTGGTAGCTGAAAACCAGCGTCACCTTCAGGAAGAACAACCGTGTTCGCCATGAAATCTGGCGCAAAATAATCCCATGCAGAGCTGGGGTCGGTCGTTTTAGTAGCCAGTGCGTTTGATAAATCTCCAATCCCTGAGATTGATCCACCAACCGCCCCACCTGCGCCCTGCACGAAACTATGCCCCTGCCCTGCATACGGTAACTCAGCAGGCTGCTGTGGTTTTGCAGGAGCGGCGCCAGTCTTCAATGCGTAGTTCGCATCGAAGGCTTCTTTGTTTGCAATCCCTGAGAAGAACTCCGCCGCGATGTCTTCAGCATAGGCGGTTTGCTGCCATTCGGGCAAGCCTGATGCTTTCGCATACTGCTGATAGGCAGCACTGTATGATTTACCCAGCGCTTCAAAATCAGTGTCAGGTGTTACTGCCCGTGCTGCAACATACTTCTGCGGTGTCGGAAATGCCCCATCCACGTCGATGTCGTAGATGCCGTACTTGTCTTGCAATGTGCTCACTTGTATTGCCCCATTAAATCCATGATCTCTGCCATCAATGCTTTGTCGCTGGGCGGTTTTGCACTGCCTGCGGACAACCTGCCGCGATGTAGCAGTAATTGCCCCGTCGAGCCAGCCCCATCTGTGAATGGGTTACTTGCCTGCACCCCGCTCAGCAGCGCAGCATCGGTACGCTTGCGAATGGGGGCGCGACTGTATTGTGCATAACGCTTCGGGTCTGGGTTAGCGATGTCCCGCTTGGTCGCTGCAAACATGGACATGACTGGCTCATCCACGTAGGGGATGCCGAACTGCGCAGCATCTTCATAGGACACTCCGGCTGGGTTCATGTCATCTGGCGAAGCCGATTCCATCTTCGCCAGCAACCCTTCAGGGTCTGGGTGCCCGTTTGCAGTCAACGTGTCCATCGCCCACAGGAGTTCTTCAGGTTTCAGTTGCATGGGGTTATCTCAGTTTCAGCGGGATGCCGCCAGCGGCAATGTAGGCTTGGTATTCTCGCATGGCTTGCTGCTCAACGGGATTCGGCACATAGCTTGGGTTAGCTTCCAATTGCAAAACGGTGTTGCGTAGTGGGGCATCAATGCCTTGCCGCAGCACAGGAGCTTGTTTCCCACCTACCGATGTGGGAGATGGGGGAGCAGCCGTCGCCTGCGCTGCTTTCTGCTGTGCAGCTAATTTCGCTGCTTCACCCATCGTCATACCACTGTAGCCAGTAGACTTCGCAGCGGATGCCTCATTCTTACCGATCAGCGCAGCCTGTGTTTCAGGGTAATACATGTTTTGCAACCGCTTAGTTTCTAGGTCTGCACGGCTATTCATTCCTGCGTATGTATTAGCAATGTCCTGCTTCTCGTTTTCCAGCTTCTGTGCATACGCCAGATACGGGTTAACCTCCTGCTGTGCTACTGCGTTAGCCGATGACAGCTCAGCCTGCGAGCGCTTATAGTTAATGTCAGCCTGCGCTGCGTCAGCAACATACGGGTTAGCGTTGTACTGTTGGATGGCGTTAGCCGCAGTGAGATCAGTCTGCCCACGTTTGT